AAGCATCTGGAGCATTGGTTATTAACCAGTTCGTAGCCACTACACTGCTAAGGTTTTCAAAATTCTTATAGAACAGCATCTCTACCTCCTGAACACTAGCAGGAATTGGTCCTAAAGAAATCTCATCAGCTAAAATGGTATAAAACTTAGGTGTTCCCTGTGTACTACCTCCCCATAGCCTATCGTATATTTCTGGTGTAACATAGGACAGGGTTGTCAGAGGACTAGTATTAACCTGAAAGTTACGCATCTGTATATAGCCAGTAGGTAAGGCCAGATTTCTCTGCGCGGCTACTGTATTCGCAGTATACTTAGCTTCCATAGAGCGTAGACGCAATGTCCTGTTGAACTTTGCTTCTGCTAAAGCAATGAACTCTGGTATCCTTAACGTCAGGTCATCCCTGTCTAACCAGTTAGCTACAGCCGTAGTTAATTCGCTGTAGGTGCTAATAGCCATTAGACGTTACGGGCTGAGAAGAATATGTTTTGGTTTAGGACTCTATATCCGTTTGCTGTGTCAGTTTGTGCGCGCCCTGCGACACCGAATGCGTATAGCCACATAATTAAACCCTCGTTGGTGTTGTTCTAAAATATTTGTTATCAGGATCGTTTAGATACTTCTTCATAAGTTTATGATCTTTCTCTATCGCCCCATTAGTTTCCTTCATCCACTGAGTCCATATATTCAACGGTATAGAGGCTACCCTTACGCCTTCACCAGCTTTTCCGGGAGTAAGTAAGTCACCATAATTATTGTATGATTTCTTATTCTCCTCAAGTATAGGTTCACAATCCTGATATGTATTTATAGTAAACTCTTCCTCATCCGCGCTGGAATGGAAAGTAGTATGTAACATATTAGGCTCTGTTGGTTTATTCATCTTAAATGATACCCCGGATCATCACCTTCAACAATCCTATTCATACGCCCTTTCGTGTCAGAAAGTTTTTCCTCAAAAGTCATAGGCTTCTGCTTTTTCTTCTGTTTAATGGGTTTCTGCTTTACAGCCTTACTTGCTTTACCAGCCATAAACTTTTCCTACCTTTGAAACCTGAGAGCTTATAACATTATCTATAGACCCATTATGATCTGTGTGTCCTAAAGCGCCATCTGTTCCCGGCCCATACTTTTTAAGTTTAGGCTCTCCCTCTGCGTAAGGAGGGGGATTCATGTCTGGACCAATAGCGGTTGCGGTGCCCTTACTAGGCGGTTGTCCAATATGTGCCATCTTATTTCTCCTGTGAGGCAAAGCCCCCCGGAGGGGGCTAAACCAAGACTATTTAGATTGCGCTCTTCAACTGGCCACTTCCGTTGCCATTTTTAGCTCGCAAACCGTACTCAGCAATCAAAAGCTGTTTCACACTGTCGCCAGATTTGGCAAGAGTTTCTGTACGGAAAGGACGTAAATAATCAACCGACCAAAGGTCAAAGTCGATAAAGTCAACCTGAGTTGTCGGGATAAACCGATCAGGAACAACCTTAAACGTACCAAAGTCCGTAACAAGAACATCAACCGCATTTACAGCCGTGATAGGACCTTTCCCTGAGTTATTACCTCTGGGTTCAGCAACCACAGCGCCACCAACAGTAGATGAACTGATAGTACCTTTTACTGTTCCATCACACAGAATGGTATCTGGTGTCCCACCCAAATTCCATATGCGTTCAGCAACATTGTTGACCAAGGCAATGGTAATGGCTGTATCAGCACCGCCCGTACCTGCCTCTGTAGTACCATCTGGGCCAGCGGCACCTGCACCATTGTTAGTCAAACCAAGACCGGTAGAAGCGGCAACAACATTTGACGTTGCATTCACAGTCGTACCAATCCAAGTTGAAAAACAAGCGGTATTCCTAGCAGCGCCAGAAGAACCAGCAGACTTAACCGTACCCTCAAGCAACATAAACTCCATATCGCGCTTCATTTCTTTAGCGCGTTTGGCTAACTGATAAGCCTGAGTTGACTTTCGACCAGCAAAATCGACCGCTTCCGCAGTTCCTGAACTCTGGACCTGTGTGGCGGAGATTTGAGTATAGTTGCTAAGACGGCGTGGCTCAGTCGCAGCAGTTGAAGTATAGTCGTTACCCTCAATCTGCATATTATTGGCTGCTGTCTTTAACGTATCTGTTTGCCATTCAAACAGAGTGTTATCAGCGGAACCACGACCACAACCATTAAGAAACGGTGTGTCCGTAGGACTGATGTTGTATATAATATTTGATAGGTCTTCCCTGATGCCCACAGCACCATAGGTTTCCCTAGTATTTGACGGAACTGCCATAGCATTCCCCTCCCTTAGTTATATGTCTATAAAATCCTCCAAGAGTGCAGACGCATCATCAATATGCCCTGTACCTCGAAGACGCTTCATTTGTTTAGTACGCGCAACCTTATCAGTAGATTCCTTACTTCTGGGTGATCCAGTTCTAACTACCTTAGGTTTATTCTTTAGCTTCTTGGCCTTTACTTCCTTTTTAGTTGCCTGACCTTCTTCGAAGGCTTTGGCTTCCAAAAGGATTAGTATCGACCTATGGTCTACAAGCTGCGATATCTCCTCTCTGGAAAAACCCTTGGACTCTGCAAAACTTCTAAGTTCATTAGAAACTTTACTCCTGAACTGTTTGTTTTCCCATTGTGGTAAGATATTAACTAACTTGCCATACTCTTCTCGTAGAGTATGTTGGAAGTTAGCCTGATACTCCTGTTGTTGTTTCGCAGTCTCTTCCTGTATATTGGCCTGAGTTTGCTGCATACGATTTTCGATATCACGATACTCTTCTCGTTTTAAGAGGTACTGATCCTGATCTTCTTCTCTCAATCGCTCCCAATCAACATTTTGGTATTGTTGTAACTGTCCATACTCCATCTGTACCATATTTGCTAAAGCATTAACGTACTGTTCTCGATTAGCTTGAATCTCTGCAATTTCTTGACCATATTGATCTATGGCATTTTCATAGTGCTTTCGGTATTCAGCTATCTCTTGAGTTTTTTTGGTGTAATCCTGTTGTCGAGAATATCCTTTAGACAACTCATCAAGGGTAACTTCCACATCTTCGCCATCAACGCGAACTGTATATAGTTCCTCTTTGGGTTGTTCCTCTTCTTCAGGTTCCTCAGATTCTTCTTCAGCCTCCTCCTCTTCGGGTTCAGCTTCTTCTTCCTCTGCGGGTTCCTCATCCAATGATTCGTCTTGAGTTTCCTCTGTGGACTCTACATCTTCAGTCGGGGTTGCTTCCTCAGTTTCTGGAGTTTCCTCTTCAGGTTCCAATAGGCTGAGTAATGCTTCTTGCGCTTCAGTGACACTTCCACCTAGCGCGGGTATTGGCTGTAATCCAGCCGGGACTTGCGGGGCAGGTTGCTTATCCGCCATAATTAAATTCCTCTATCAGATATATGGGTGTTGCTTTTCCATCACCTTAGCCATGTGTCCAGTTTCAACTATAGACTTTATATGGCCATGGATTCTTTCAAGCAGTCTTATTGCAAGCCAGATAGATTCTCTAGCTTCCAAATCTGTCGAACCACTGTGTATCCAGCGGTTCATTAAATCTTCTCTTAGTACATCAAATGACTCGTTCAACAAGGGGTCATTAATTAAATTTTGTGCTTTACGTTCTCGTTCTTCGGGTGTCATGTGTCTCCTATAGCTACAGCACGGTTCTGTTCACGTTCCAGTTTTAATTCTTCTACTTTAAGCTGTGCATCAACTGCATTCTTCTGAGCCTCTTGCTCAATCTTCTGCTGTTTAATCTGCACATCCGCAGCTTTGATTTGCAGTTCCTGCTGTTTCAGTTGCATTTCCTGCTGCTCAATCTGTTGCTCCGGCGTAGGTCCGGGTGGTTGTGGTGGTGGCAGAGTAGACGGATCAGTCAGGAAGTCCTGTACGTTCTGGAATCCCATGTTCTTGACCATAGCTGCGCCAATATTGTACATATTCTGTGGATTAGCAATAGGAAGACCACCCTTCATTGCTTCAGATGCAAACTGCATAATAGCAGATAAATGGGCTAATTGCTGGTCTTTATTGCCATTACCTAAAGCTACACTTACTGTACAGTCATACTTATCGTTCCATGAATCAGGTCGTACAGGAACCCAATTGTTCCTCAACATAACTACACGCTCCTTATCCTGATTCTTTAGGAGAAGTTCGTATATCCTGTTCATTAACTCTTTCACACCTGTCTCTGCAAAGTTTCTCGCAATCAACTCTACACGACTCTGTGCTGCCGACATTACAGCGTTTACGGCAGTAGCAGTCGTATGAGAGGTTAATGCGTTGTCATTCATGCCCTGAGACATCTTGGATACACCTGCTCTGGATTCTCTTATACTGTCAAGATACTCAAGCATCTGGAAGGAATAAGGTTCTAAAGATGGTGTTGCAAGTGGGGTGACGGCGTTAGGTGATTTAACCCTGACTACACCGCCCGGACGCTGGGTAAGCAAGTCATCCAAGTTCGCTTGACCCTCCAGTACAGCATAACGTCCATAGTTCTGATTGTACATATTGTCCATGAGATTACGCATCAGCGTACTCTTCATCAACTGTAAATCCATTACAAGGTCTGCAACAGACAGGCCAAAGAATTTATGTGGTATAGTTATCGGTGATAAAGATACGAAAGGTATAGAATCTACCGCATCATTCTGAAGTACCTTGTCACCAACGCTACATACCTTCCTGAGTTCTGTAATACCATCATTATCAAAATCTGTTCTGAGAAAGGACTCATGCAACCAATAGGTTCGTAGTCCTTCTTCATCAGTTCCTGCATCACCCCATCCTTCCCAGAAACGTGCAGACTTATCAAACATATACCTTTCAAGTCGTTCAGTATCGTAAGAGGCTAAGTCATCATCACCACCACCTAAATCTTCTGGATCAAGATTCTCATCAGGGTACATC